TGGGAATACTTAGCGCACTGATAGGGCCAGCGACCGAGCTGGCTGGTAAGTTTATTCAGGATAAAGACAAGGCTGCGGAGCTGGCTCATAGCCTTAGCACGATGGCCGATAAGCACGCTCAGGAAGCGATGCTTGCGCAGGTTGAGGTGAACAAAGCTGAAGCGGAATCTGGCTCAGTATTCAAAGGCGGATGGCGTCCGTTCATTGGCTGGGTTTGCGGCGCTGCATTTGCCTATCATTTTGTGTTGCAGCCATTCATTTTGTTTGGTGTTGCAGTCGCTGGTGTATCCATTCCAGAGCTACCATCATTTGACATGGGTAGTCTAATGACTGTTATGATGGGGATGCTTGGGCTTGGTGGTTTGAGAAGCTATGAAAAGAAACAAGGATTGACGAAATGAGGCTAATAAATGAAATCGTTGTGCATTGCACAGCAACAAACGCTAAATGGTATGCAAGCAGGTCGGCTGAAGATGTTGTTGCCGAGATCCGCCGGTGGCACACTGAGGAACGCGGCTGGTCTGACATAGGCTACCATGCTGTCGTGCATCGTGACGGATCAGTTGCGCATGGCCGATCAGATGATCGCAAGGGCGCGCATGTTGCGGGTCGCAACTCCACAACGATAGGCGTCAGCCTGGTCGGTGGTCGTGGCGGCGTGGCCAACGGCAAGTTTGAGGATAACTTTACGCCAGAACAAGATGCGGCTCTGCGCAAGTTGATCGCAGACTACAAAGAAAAACATCCAAAGATTGACACGGTATCGGGACACAACGATTATGCAAGCAAGGCATGCCCAGGTTTTAACGTAGGAGAATGGTTAAATGGCTAAAGATGGTTTGTACTCAAACATTCACAAAAAGAAAAAACGGATAGCCTCTGGATCTGGCGAAAAAATGAGAAAGCCGGGCAGCAAGGGCGCACCAACAGCGCAGGCTTTCAAGGATAGCGCGAAGACCGCTAAGAAAAAAACCATAATGACCGGTAAGGCTTAACATGAGCAGGCCCCCAGAAAGAACCGGCAGCAGTGGGCGGAGAGCCGCCTTCCTGCAACGGATGGGCAAGATGCCTGGGCCAACAAAGAAGAAGGACGGAACAGACACGCCGCTCCTTAAATCTCTGAAGGCTTGGGGCGCGTCATCGAAGAGCGAGGCTGTCGCTAAAGGCAAGAGAATTTCCATGATGAATAAAAAGAAAGACAGCGCATAAAAAGCTTGAAGCTATTTCGTGCGCTGTTATAAATCTCTGGTGGGTGGCTTTCCACTAACATACAACCATTCTATGCCACGGGGCTTGGTCGGTTTGTTGTTGGTCGCGCTCTACCAAATGCGTCACATTTTTTACAGCGGCCACCCACACGATACCTAAAATATAATCCCTACCATCATCATTAAACCAGCACCGCTGATGAAGCCGACAAGGGCGCCAACCAGGCCAGCTATGTGGATCTCGTGTTCTGTGAAATTACTTTTCATTGGTCATCATTTCCCCTGCTAACGCCGCATATCCGCATATGTCCAGCCATGTGTCGCTCTTGCTTGGCGATGTAAGTGTACGCTGCACCTTGCTCAGGATATACATGTTGGCAACATCCATAGGGCTAACAGCCACATCAAGATAGGCTGTCCACAGCCGAGCAATCCGCTTGAACGATTCATCCGCCGGCCCGTAATCGTCTGCCCTATCGGTGCTGATTATGCGCGCTGCTTCTTTTAGTATTTCATCTCTTGTCATTCTTAAACCTTCTTTCAATGCCGTCACGCGGCAGATTGTATTGCTTGACGGCCCGATCATAAGCGATCTCACTTATGTGCAGAACGTCCATGATTTGTGACTTGTTCAAGTCTAGCTTGAGCAGATAGTTAACAGACCAAGCAGTGCGGGTGATTACAATGTTTCGCTTGAGCGGCTGGCTCTTAATGTAATCCCGAGCCTTGGATGCTGACGCTAGGCGCCTGTCAATCCTGTCAATTGTATTCTTGCCGCCGCATTGTCCCTCGTTTCTTTTGGCGTTGAGCCGCATGAGCGCCCCTATCTCTGCTTCAGTAGGTTCCCGATTAAATGCGCGTTTAAATGACATGGCGTTTATTTCAACGTCTACGACTTTGACCATTATATATTGTATCCTTTTTGTCTGAGGTCAGATGTGTATTGCTTCAGATCGCGATGGGCAATCTGAAGCTCATTGGCAATGCTTGGCCGCGCATCCTGCCGATACCGCTCGTCTTGCAAGCGATCCACTTGGTTGCGCAAATATTGCAATATAGCCTGCTCGGCAGGGGACAGCTCGCTCACCACCACCCCCATACAATGCCTGAGATCCATACGTTTGCAGCGACAAACGCGCTGATGACAATTACATAATCTTCCCAATCAGCTTTCATCTGTCATCTCCTTCAGTAACTGCTCAAAGTTTTTGCGGGTCGCAATTGCGGTTTGCAGCATGGCTGCTTCCATTCCTATGTCGGCACTGGCTGATGATGATCTGACACCTTCCCCATAGTATTTTTTCAGTTCGTCAATGACCTTTAGTTTATTGTCAATGAAGCTGGTCTCTTTGGCAATTGCGGTTTTGATTTCGTCTATTGTCATTTGGGTCTCCTTTTATATTAAGTCTACGCCAACGATAATAATGGCGGTATGAGTGGCGGCAATAAACAACACAATGCTTGTTTCCGCCCAAATTCCCATGCCCCTGAACGCTAAAAAGGCAATGAGGCAGGACAGCAAGCCAGTTGCAATCCCACTGTAGATAAAGAAATCAAGCACAATCAATTGCCGCATAGAATGTCTTGAGATATTTGGCGCCAGTTTGTTTGCAGTGCTGCCGGCAAGCCCATTGGAATTTCTCGCGAAGGCGCTCCGCAAGGTAATTATCTTTGCGTGCTATAGCGTCTACGCGCTGCCGGTAGATTGATACTGCGTTGTCAAAGTGCATGTTGTTCCCCTTGTTTGTGTCTATACATTACATATAGAATGTTGCTAGCAACTTTGCAATACCTTTGCTAGCAAAAAAATGCACTTGATTAAAATAATTGCTAGCACTATGTATGGGGAACGACTAGCAACCTGGGGGAACTATGAAACAGAAGAAAGAGCAGTGGAACCACCGCATCAAGTGTGAGCTTGCTGACGGCATGCGCGTTCTGCAAACGAATCGGGCAAAGATGGATGGGCAAGACCCAACCTTGCGCGATCTAACAGAAGAAGCAATCTTCTTCTTTCTTAACTTTAACGGCATCAAGATCCGAGACCAAGTATGACAGTCTTTGTCGGAATAGACCCAGGCTTCACTGGTGCAATTGCATTCTACTGGCCCGACAGCAACAGCGTCGAGGTGCATGACATGCCGGTCTATAAAAACATCAAAGGCAAGACAGAGCTAAACCTGTATGAGCTGCACGAGATACTCACACCCGAGGGCGATGAGCCGCACCATGTTATCTTGGAGCAGGTTGCGGCCATGAGAGGTCAAGGTGTCAGCAGCATGTTCCGTTTCGGCCAGTCCTACGGCGCCACGCAGATGGCTATCGCAGCGCACAAGCTGCCCATGACAATGGTCACGCCGGCCAAGTGGAAGTCGCACCTTGGCCTGAACAAAGACAAAGGCCTCAGCCGATCACTCGCAAGCCAGAGATGGCCGGCGCAGGCTGACCTGTTTAAACGCGTCAAGGATGATGGCAGAAGTGAGGCCTGTCTCTTGGCCCTATATGGAAAGCTAACAGCATGAACGGTTTTGAAAAGCACGGCATCAAGCACCTGTCAGCATCATCAATCAATCTCTGGACTAACGCGCCAGACGTTTGGGTTGCCTCATATCTATTCAAAAAGCGCACACCTATGGGCGCCGCAGCAATGCGTGGGATCTGCACAGAGGATGCCGTTGCCAACACACTGACCGGCAAGATGCACAAAGCCGGCGCTCTCGATCAGGCGTTGGAAAAGTTTGACAGCATGTTCTTCATGGCCGACGAAAAGATCACCAAAGAGCGCGCCATGATCGAGCCGTGCATGGAGCTGACACTCCAAGAGCTTGAGCATTACGGCAAGCCTGAGTTTCCTGAAGAGGGACAAATCAAGGTCAGCATCACAGCCAAGACGGATGACTTCGAGATCCCTGTGATCGGCTACCTAGACTTTGTGTTCCCAGATCACGGCGTGGTCATTGATCTTAAAACAACAGGCCGCATCCCAAGCAAGATGTCTCCAGAGCATCAACTGCAACGCGCGATCTACCAGAAGGCCAGAGGCAACCAAGTGGTCAAGTTTCTTTATGTGTCATCAAAGAAAACAAACATGCTTGAAGACGGCGATCCAACAGAGATACTTGGCAAGGCCAAGAAGCAGATCGCTCGGCTTGAAAAGTTCCTGCGCGCAGGCAGCGCAGAAGATATTAGAGAGGTCATACCAGTCAACCCTAACTCGTTCTATTGGAACGGGGCAGAAGATCTGCGGGAAGAAATGTATGGCATCTAATTCCAGCGCAGGGTTACGCGCGCAACAACTCCAACAATCAAACAACGTAAAGGATACAAAATGTTTGAAATAGATCTAGGGGCATCAGGCTCTGACGTTAACACATTCCTGCAATGGTCGGCCCGAGGCACACAGGACGGCGCTGTCCGAGCCAAGCAGTTCTACACCCGCGATGGTGCGGCAAAGGATGAGTTTGAAGCTGCGCAGTCTGCTGGGTTTGTCATTGACCTAGACAGCCTCAAGACAGGCTGGCAGAAGTCAGACGGCATGGTCGGCGTGGCGCCTGAATGGAAGTGGAACCCGACAGTCAATCAAATGATGGGCAAGCCTGGAGATGATTACAAGAAAGGCTTTTCGGTCAAGTGTGCTATCGGTGGCGGCAAGGTCGCCATGTGGGAGCAGGCAGGCGCCGGAGTATGGGCTGCACTGACAGACCTTGCTCCGAAACTAAGCCAAGGCACAAACGGCCAAATGCCACTCATCAAAGTTGTCGAGGTCAAGGAGATTAAGTTCACCAAAGGCTCCACATGTTACCCGATCTTTGAAATCGTAAAGTGGGTAGACAAGCCAGACTGCCTGAAAGAAGGTGTCGCCGCAGGAATAGCAGTCGAAGAAGCTGCACCTGCACCCGCACCAGCTCCTGCACCAGCTCCTGCTGACGCAGAGTTTTAAATGAAAAAAGCCCAGCGGTCACAGCCGCTGGGCAGTTCAGGGGAGGAATCAATGAAAATGGAAGTGGAAGAACAAATGGAAATGGCTCCCAAAACCGAAATCATTAAGCAGTTCATAGCACAGATCACAGAAAATTGGAACACTGTGGGCCAACCGCTCATAGAGATACGTTCCATCTCGCAATCTGGATCAGCAAACGCTGCAAGATTTGCACTAAAAAATATAGAAGACGCAGCCCAACACGCAGAGGCAATGAACGCAAACA